CGTTGCCAAGAGTTTTTGCTCCCGACATATCGCTCATTAATAACCCGCTCTCTTGTGCAGCCACCAACATCGAGGTTATGGCGTCTTCCCCTACCACCATTGCATCTTTCATTTGGTCAAACAGCCCACCCATTTTTGACATATATTCTTCATAGGATAAAGTACCTGCTTTGTAACTACTTATTAGGTCGTCTAACGGCTTTTGGAAATTATTAAGAATCTCTTCGATGATGTATGACTGCATCATTGATTCAACAATCGTTCTGCCCAGACTTTGGAATCCCATTTCAAGGTCAAAGAGGGCATCCCCCGTTGCGAGAAATGAATCGATGACATTGTCGGCAATGTCCGATGAAATTCTTGAAAATATCTGCTTGATGGAATCCTTATAGACTTCGGAGGTTTCTTCCATTTCATCATACATATCGATGAATCTTTGGAGTGCCCTTTTCTTTCCGTAGCCTACGAATTTGGTGAGGTCATCAAAGTAGGTTGATATGTACTTCATATCCAATGTGCCGTCATCAAGATATATGCTTCGGTTAAAAAACAACTTTGACCTTTTTTCTATCTCTTTAAGAGCTTTGGCGGTTTTTCTTTCTATCCTATTGGCCGATTTGAGAGCATCGGCATCTTGTGTTTTTTTGAGAACATCGTTGTATCTTTCTGCCGCCTCTGTTGCTATTCTCCAGTTTTCAGCAAGCAATCCAAGATTATCTACTCCAAAAATAGTATCATAATGGCCTCTTGCTATTTCGTCAAGGGCGTGCTTATAATCAATGGCCTGTTGTCTTAATCTTTCTTGCGTTTCAAAGAACTCCTTGATTTTATTGACGATTCTTTCAATTTTAATCAATGCTATCTTGATTATCATTGTAATCATATCGGAGGAATTGGCTACATCTTTCATATCTTCTGCCGCCTTGCCGATGGTTTCCATCCCTTTGACCGCATCTTTGGCTACGCTCAAATCTCCTGATGCATCTTTTGACATCTTGACAAAACCACGCATAAGGGATTCGTTTTCCACCAGAGCATCGGTAATCTTTTGAATTTCCTGCAAAGCTGCACCAAAGCCCCTTAACCAATCAGACCCCATTGTGTCGCCCAAGTCGGATAGCATTCCACCTAAATCCGCAACAGCACTTGTAATATTCTTTATTGTCGATTCGAGCTTTTTGGCTTTCTCAACGACTACCATTTCGTATTTTCCTGCAAAAAGTTGCCGTATCTTTGTTATAAGTGCATCTACGCTCAATCCGGATTCTTCAAGTTTGGCTTGCAGGTCATCGCTTTGAAGTATCACTTCCCAATCGCTGCCTTTTTGCAGTTCATTGAGCTTGTTGAGGATGAAATCTATTTGTCCCAATGATTTGTCGTACCAATCCGTCAAGTCGAGGTTATTCCTTTCAAGCACCTCTTTTACAAACCCGTCTGCGAGAGAGGTTATCTTGTCTTGTGCAATGACCTTTGCTGCGTTTTTCTCTGCATCGGTAAGTAGCTTTATTGCATTCTCTCCACCCTCAACATATCTCTGCCAAATTTCATCCCCGTACTGCTCCCTTATTGCCTTTACTGCTATGGCGTTGTCCGTATCTACCTTTGCAAGGTCTTTGAGCATCTGTTTACCTCTCTTGTCCGCATCGGCATAAGCGTTGTTCATTCCCCTTACAGCCATTTCAATATCAAGCAATATGCCCTCTCCGCTAATGGCAAAGTCCTTGCTCTCCCAATCGGCCATTGCCTCTTTGTACTTCTCAAAGATTTGGAGTTGCTTTGCTACCTCGTCGGCCTTGTCGGTAGCGAGTGATGCAAGCACTTTGGCCGATGCCTCTTTGTCAAACTTTGCAAGTTCAAGAGCGAGTTTTATAATCCTCTCTCTGAAATCAAACTTTGCGAGCAGATCTTTGTCATCAAGGTCGGTAAATATTGCCGAAAGAGTATCGGATAGTGTTTGGCCGTCAAGGTATTCACTAAGTTTCTCATACGCTTTCTTTACATCTTCAATCATCCTAATCTGTTCTTCAAGGTCTTTCTGTGCTTGCGACTTGCCGCTGCCGCCCTCTTTTTTCAGCACAAGGTCAATCTGCATAACCCTTGCTATCTCCTCGATGATTTCCTTTTGTTTTTCAAGGCCTGGCAGTATCGAATCCGATGCATCCCCTGCATCCCTTATTTTGTCGCCGATTTCAGCGTATGATTTTCGTAAATCTTCGAGGTACTTCGTTCTGTCAAAACTTTCATCCGCCCAAAGGCCGAATGCTTTTTGTTGTGATTCGATGCCAAACTTCCTGAATATGGCTTGGATTTTAAGGGCGGTTTCGGATAGTTGTCTTTCGGTATCAGTCGCTGCTGCTTGTTGTACTCCATACCATATTTCAAGGTCGTCTGCAAGCCCCGACATGGCGTTATTGTATATCTCTCTTGAGCTTTGTAAGTCCTCTCTCAGCTGTTCTGGGTCAAAAAAGGCATTTCTTCCTTTTTGAAGGTACTTGTTCACTAAATTTTCAGCAGCCGCATCCGCACTCCCCATTGAGCCAAAACCCGTATCAACCGCTCTTTCTGCGAGCCTTTTTATATGGTCAAATGCTTTTCTCGCATCTTCGGATAAATCTTCAAGATTTATTTTGCCACGAACATAATCTGCCAGCTCTTTGCTCGATTTTTTATATTCCGCTCCGGCACTTTTGAGCGAGGTTGTGAGCTTCCGCATAATCTGCTGGCTCGCATTGTTGTAATCTTCAAACAAGTCTGCTGCCCCCTCGCTAAATGCCTTTTCTTTCATTGCTTCCTCTACGGAAGATTTTAGTTTCTCATATATCCCTACGAGGTTGCCCACCTTCAATGCTTCCTTGTCTATTGCATCGAGATATGAATCATAGTTGCGTAAAATTTCAGAACGCACTACCTCGTACTCTTTTGTTCCTGCCTTTGCCTTTTTGAGTTGTTTCCATAGGTAGTCAAGTTGAGCAATCTCTGTATCAAGATTTGCGTTAAATTTGCCTACAACATCATTTAATCTGCGTTGCGCCTTTTCGAGTGCCGTTTCTGCTGTACTCACTTTATATATATGATAACCTACTCCTGCTATACCGGCAGCAAGTAAAGCATACGGATTAGAAACTAATCTTGCACCTATTTTTACCAAAGAATTGAGCAGTCTGTGATTGGCTAATGTAAAGGTCTTGGTTAATATTTCTACGGCTATAAGCGTGGCCTTGTATATTCCATATACCGCCACCAGCTCCATTATCTTGCGCCCGGTATCTTCGTAGAAGTACATCATATAGCGCAAGTTTTCCACGGTGCGTTTCATTATGCCCTCTCCTTTCTCTCCAATCTCCGAGAACATTATATGGTAAGCATCGGTCAGGTTTGCAATTTTTCCTTTCAGCGTTTCGGCCTGTACTTCCTGCATCTTGTAAAACTTGCCGCCCTCTTCGGTCATAGACTTGAGCACCCTGTCCACCATCTCAAATGGCACTTGTCTGGCACTAATCTTGTCAAAGACCTCTCCTGCGGTTACCATACGCCCCTCAACCTCTTCAAAGAGCTTTGCGAGTTCGTGCAAAATGGGAATCCCTGCCTCAGTAAATTGGCGCACCTCCTGCCCACGCAGGAACGCTGCGCTTCGTACTTGCCCGTAAGCAAGTATCAATCTGTCCATTCCAACGCCCAATCCTGCGGACAAGTCCGCAAGCATTTTGGTAGTGTCGTAAAGTTGCTCTATTGGAACGGAATATGCCGAAAGTTGTTTGGTGTAGGTTATGAGCTGTTTGAAGTTGAAAGGAGAAACAATCGCCAGTCCTTTGATTCTTTCAAATATCTTGTCAGCTCCTTGTATATCCTGAAGAATTGCACGCAGGGTTGTTTTCTGCATCTCGAACTCTCCCGTTATGGATACCATTTCACGCAACAGGCGAGTAGCTGCCATTACCGCAGTACCGCCAATCAATGCGCCTTGTATGCGTTTGAACATTCCTGCACTCCCCACGCTCTGGCGGTTGAGCAACTGATTGTATCGCTCATTCTCTATATTGAGCCTTGCTTGCGCTTTAGCCGCATTGGCGGTTGCTGCCGCTACTTTTGCTTTATTGATAGCCTCTTTGGCCGCCACATCGCTTGCTCTCTTTGCTCTTGTGGCATCGGCTGCACTCATACCTGCCACTTTCGCTTTTACTGCGAGTAGCTGCGTGAGTTGCACATTGAGTTTTTTTGCGAGTTCTATATCTTTTCTGACCTTTGCATCAAAGGACTTGTCGTCAAGTATTACTTTGAAGTTCAGTTGGTCTATTGTTGAGGACATAATCGTAAGTGTTTATCGGCTATTCTGCCGATTCGTTAAAAACATCATCAAGCGTAAGTTTTCCCTCTTTCTCTCTTTGTTCCCTCTCCATACGCTCCTTTTTACGCATTGCCGCTTGCATATTCAGTTCTATTGACGGGTCGTTTGCAATTTCTTCGGCTCTGGTGTCTTTTGGATTGAACAGAGTATGCGGCAAGTCCGCCATCATAAGGTCGATAAGAGGGTTTGTCAATTCGCAGCGGTAGCCCCAATGCCTGACCTTTACAAGTCCGAAAAAGAATCGTCTTGTTCTGCCGTATTCGGGGTACTTTTCGATGAATGCTGACTGGCAACCGAAAGAAGTTCGGCTCGGTACTGCTCGGCTTCCTTTTCCGTCATCTTTATCCAGTCGCTCCTCATATCCACGGTAGATGCCATATTTATCCAATGTGCCGTGAGCTGAATTTTTTTTTTACCTGCCTCGATGATTGGGAGCATCTGCTTTTCGGTGTACCCTTTGACCTTGCCCCACCAGAAACATCGCCACCGATAAAACAACCGTATCTTCCAGTAGTCGTTCAAGGAAAAAAGGGCTGCTTGCTTTATGGTAAAGTACGGCTCTATCGCCATACTCTTGAGGGTATCTGCGGAGTTGCTTGTAATTACTGCATCACGCTCCAACCATACCTTTGTCAGTCGCTCAATGGTATAGGGTTTTATGCCCCTGATTTTTACTTTCTTTCTGGTAAGGGGTATCTGTACGACAATGGGATTGTCGTGTATCGTGTCAAGGTATTCTTGCCGGGCTTTGTAGTCGGGCTGCTTCATTGCTTAATCAAAAAAAGGGGAGAGGAGAAAATCCCCATTCTCCCCATTTTTACGAGAGTAGCGTAATATGGATTACGGGCCGGAAACGACCTGTTTGTAAACCATAATATCGCCCTGATTTGCGGTAGAGTTCAAAAGCACCGTTCCGATGAATTTCAGATACATAGGCTTGCTGTTGTCATCTTTTTCCATTACTGCGGTAAACTTCACATTTGCAAAACCTACTGCGGTCTTTTTGCTCTGGCTCTCCACAAGCACGGAGCATTGCACCTCTTTCGGTGTGTTGAAGTAGGTCTTACCCGTATATGCGGTTCCGGACTGACCCGTAGCACCGGCAGTAGCCAATGCCTGAGAATAGAAGAAGTCGTACAGAGCGGTAGCAACCGAGGGTATCTGGCCAGTAATGTTGAACTCTCCCGTTTCGGTGTCCACATCAATAGTTCTGTTGCCCTGGTCAATCTTGATTTCCTCGGTAGTAGGGTCGGCTTGGTTGATTTGGAAGGTGTCCTTCATTGTAAATATCTGGTCTGCACCCTCGAAGTTAATGGTCGCCAAATTTACTCCGCTGGAATATGAGAGCAAAGAGATGGCCGCACATCCTCTGTGCAGGTCATCAAGCATTGCTGCGGTTAGTGTTGCCATAATTTTATACTTTAATAATCGTTTTTATATTTATAATCCTTGCGTGAAAACCGAAATCATCGGGAGTGTCGCCCAGAATGTTAGGCTCGGTGTCAAGCAGCAGTTTATCCGTGCTTGGGGGCAGCCCTTGTCGCAATTTCTGATACATCACGGACAGCTTTTTGCCGTTTTTCATGTTCTCAACATCCTTTGCAAAGAGATAAATATAGATTAGACACTCCCCATAGGCCGCTTGGTCACGCACTCCGCCCTTTACATTGACTACTACATAGTCTTGTGCTTGGGGAGCGGACTTCGGCCTGTTCACATAGACACTTTTCGAGATGTTTAATGCTTTTACGGCATTAAGCACCTCTTGCTCTATTGCGGTTATGTCAAAATCATTCATCATCGCTTGTCAAAGAATTGTCTGAACATTTGTGATATATGCCCTATTGCTGCCGAGAGTGTAGTTATCTCGAACTCCGTTGAGAAGAACGCCACGCTGCCGCTCATTTCCGCCATTACAACGCCCACCCATCCTCTCTTTGGCACATCAAGATTGTTGAGGTGTCGCATCACATTACCACGCTTGTCGCTTTCAATCGGCCATACTTTGGAATCAACCATAACGCCGTCTTTGAATATTCCAAAAGCGTAAGTGTCGCCTATTTCGAGGTGTTTGTGGTGCGTTACATCGTGCAGGTGCAGAGAATACTCGATTGCCTCGTCAAGCATTCGCCTATACCCGTTTAGCACCGTGTCGTACTCGCTGCGGCATAGTCGGTCAAATGCCTTGTCGATAGTGTTGTTATTCTTTTTAATCTGTTTCTGCATCAGTTTCGCACCTCGTTAAACCAAATGTTGCTGCCCAGATTGAAAGTCGTTTTCTTGACCACCCTGCCGATATAGATTCTGTCGTAATCCTCAACGATAAGTCTATCGCCGCTGAATACTGGGGTTATGAACATCGGCAAGGCAATCTTGAAATCCGCAACTTCCACATCCCCTGCTGTGCGTGTGTTCTGCGAGGAAGTCCGATAACCGAAGTTGATAGTGGATGACTTGAAAGTCCTGAACTTACCCGTGCTGTCGGTTATTGGATTGTCATTCGCATCTTTCAACACAATATCGAGCTGCACAACCTCATAGGTAGGGTTTCCCTCGTCATCAAAGACAATTTCGCCATCTACTTTCTTCGGTCGCTCAATACGCAGAGTGTGTGGAAATCGTGGGTTGAACATAGTTGGTGTGTGTTAGTAAAGCGGTTTCATTCTCATACCCGTCTTGGCGGTGGCGGCCTTTTCTGACCCCCATTTGGCGTATAGCCTGTGGGCTTGCTCTCGCAATCCCCGTCTATCCACTACCGTCTTGTTGGACTTCTGGCGTTGCCAACCACCATCGGATATGTATTCTCCCTTTGTTGCGGTCGATGATGCGGATAACCACATGTATAAGTCGGCCAAACAGAGGTCTTTCTCTTTCTCCGTCAGATTGAGTACGCACTCTCCGCTGTTGACCCGATTGTTAATCAGTATCGCTTGGAGAGTGGCACTCGGAACATCGAAGTCAACCATGCCCGTCAGCCATTGCTCTATCTTCATCATCGTATCGCTTTATCGGTTAATTAAGAGGCCGAGTAGGGATGCAGATACCACATGTTGTGCGGCTTGTCAGGCACAACGAGAGAGGTCATCTCCGTGTTGAAGCTCTGACACTTCTTTACTGCATCCACATCTACGGTAAGTAGCAATCTGCCCTCGTAGAATGAGCCGTAAGTACCGCCAGCAAGGGCGATAGGCTCAACGGTCAGTATCTCTCCGAGAGAGCCGTCAGGTACGAATACAATAACATTGCTCTCAAAGGAGCGGAATGTAGGCCTTGAGAGCTTTCCGTCAACCACCTTTTCTACCGATACGATGGAATCGATGATTTTGAAAGGTGCGCCTACAATCTTACCCAACGCATCAAACGCTTCCTGATTGTCCATCACGGCAACCAATGCCTTTGCAGAAGTGAGAGCATCACCACTTGCAAGAGGGTAGAGTTTGGCCGCTATGGCGGTCTGGATTGCGGAGTGTCCGAGAACTTGGTCAGCATAGGCATCGTCAATCTCGAAGTGTCCTCTTACTCCCTTGTTTTTGGCCTTTGTAACTATTGCCCTGAGGTCTTTCACGGGGTCACAGGCAGAGCCTGGAGTAGAATACACTCCGTCAGACACTTGTGTCCACCAACGGGCTGTACTTGTCAAAGTAGTAATGTTGGCGGCAGGCACGCTTGCTGAATAGGTTATATTCTGCAAACCACGAGGGTTGTTTGTTGAGGTAAGAGTTACGCCACCTGCGGAGATCATCTGGTGTCTTTGGTAGGTCAGCGAATTTGTATGTCCGCCAATGAGGGTGTCAACGGTATTGAAGAGCTTGTCGAAAGCGGAGTTCCGAACTCTGTCGGAATCGGCTCCGAAACGCTGCTCCATGATCATCATTTTGCGGATTTTATCCTCGTTAAAGTATTCTACGAGTTTCATACGGGGGATTGATCCGGTAGATACGGAAATACCCTCTGTGCCGAGAGGCACGGCAGGAGCATCCACATCTACATATTGCGCCATTACATGGAGTTTTGCCTCTTTCTGTACCTGCTCATAGGTAAAGTCGAGCTGCATGTCTGCGGCGAAGTCGAATCCGTCAATCTGAAGTCTGTTGTACTTCTCCGTCATGACTTCGTCAAGAAAGCCTTGCAATCTTTCGGGTGTCGCATCTCCCAATGCACGGGAGAGCAAGTCGTAAAACTGGATAGTATATGTATTAGCCATGATTTGCCCTCCTTAATTTTTTGCTTGCACCACAAGAGGAACCGCTGCTGCCATCTGTGTTGCAACAGCCCTCGATGGGCTTTGTTTAATAAGAATACCCTCTGCGTGAGCCTCTA